GCTCTGAGGAAGGCCCGCTGGAGCAGGACCGCGGTGGGTGGCCATGCCTCCCTGACGGACCGGCTCCTGCGTCGGAAGAGCGCCAGCGCCGACATCCTGAGCAGGGGTGAGGTTGGTCCTCGTGAACGATTTGGTGGCCGGGTCGTAGGAGAGGGTCGCCCGATTGGCGATCTTGGCCTGGCCCATCACCGGGCCCTGGTTCCAGTCCGGGGTCGGGTTGACGCGGCCACGTTCCATGCGGAACGACGCCGGGGCCGGAGGAGGAAGATGCGAAGCAACGGCGGTGGGGATGTGAGCCGCACCGGCTGCCAAGTCTCCCTTCAAAGCGCCCATTGCGTTCGCACCACCGAGGGCCTTCTGGGCCGCCGGCCCTGTCGCCTTGGTGGCCTCGCGAGCATAGGCGCCTGCCTGCTCGCCGAAGATCTGGGGACCCTTCGGGCTCACGACGGCGTGGCGCAGCTTGTTACCGGCGCCAAGAGCGTAGGCACCGCCGCCAAGAGCACCACCTGTCATGGCGCCGCGAAGGTACTGCTTCTCGCCGGTGACCGGGTCACGAGGAGCCATGACGGCACCACTGATCGCACCAGCTCCGATCAAGGCAGCACCCGGGTTGCGGACCAGGCCGCCGACAAGCTTCTGGCCGAACGTGCCGGGGCCCTTGCCGCCGACAGACGAGCCGAGGTTCTTGGCCTGGGAGCTGAGCCCACCAAGAGCTTTGGTGGCGGCGTCGGCCCAGCTCGCATACTTGAACCCGCCACCACCGGCCATGGGGGCAGCCTGCTGGACAGCCTGCCGAGGCTGGGTGAGGGCGTTGGTGGCCTTGTCGACGACGACGTTCTTCGCCACGTCCTTGGCCATGCCGCCGACCATCGACTTGATGCCCTGGCTCGCTACTCCCTTGGCGACCTGCCCACCGACCATGCGGGCAGCGACAGGAAGGATGGCGACCTTCTCGATCGCCTCCTTGGCCATGCGGTCGCCTTCAGTCCGGGCGAGCTTGATGCCGGCCTGGTGAGCACGGGCGATCTTGGCCACCATGGTGTCAACCTCGGATGGGATGTCCTCACGCTGGGCGAGCTCCTGCTCGACCTCCTCGAGGATCTCGTCGTTGGTGACGGGCTTCTGGGAAAGGTCGGCGATCCAGTTCATCGCTTGGCTCCACGGAGGGCGTCGAGAAGGCGAGCGAGGCCAAGGCCACCGGCAGCGCCGGCACCCGCTCCGAGGAGAGACGCCTTGACCGGGTGGTCGCGGAACGCCTTGGCGTAGCCGTGCTCGAGCTCGGTCGTCCGGTTCTTCATCTTGTGCAGCAGACCGCCCTCGGGGCGGCTCTGGTTGGCAGCGACCGCTGCCTCGAGCTCGCTCTCGGCCTTGCTCTTGCCGTCGAGGTTGTCGTGGGGACGAGACGCGAGGTAGGTGCCAACACCGCCGGCAGCAGCGCCAGCACCCATGAGGCCAGCAGCAAGAGGGCCGATCGACTTGAGCTTCTCGGCCAAGCTGGCCCGCTTCTCAGCGAGACCAAAATGGCCGGGGCTGAGCTCCTTCATGTCGTGGACTCGCGGCTTCTTGACCTTGATACCAAGACGGGCCGCAGTCATCTCGTCTCTAAGGCCATGCATCGCCGAGGTGCCCTTGGCGATAACATCGGTCCTCTCCTTGATCGCGTTGGTGAGACCCTTCTGGGAGTTGAAGACCGCCTTGAGTGGGGCGCTCAATGCTCCGAGAGCACCGCCGCCAAGCGCCGAGCGAGCGATGTTCTTCGCCCGCTGCTTGCCATCCTTGGCGGGAACGTTGACTGCGCCCAGCACACCGCCAATACCAGCCCCAAGAGCCGTGCCCTTGAGCATGGTGCTGCCGAAGCTCGAGTTCGGGCCGGCCGTCTTCTCAAGCTCGGGCATCTCTGGCTGCTGGTAGCCGGTCTGCTTCTTGAGACGGATGAAGTGCTCGGCGCTCTGGGCGTGCTCCGAGAACTTCTCGTCGTCCGTCTTCAATCCTTGCAGGAACTCGTTCTCGTCCATAGAGACCTCACAGGAAGAAGAGGACGTACTGACCGCTGTTGTCCTGGATGATCTGCTGAATGGTGGTGACCGCCCCGTTGCCGACCTGGTCCGAGAGGAACTGGAGCAAGTCGGCGCCGATACCCGTCGAGTCGGCGTCGACACGAACAGCTCGGTTGCCGGCGACCTTCGTCTTCATCACCAGCTCGTTCCCGACCGCGTAGACAATGAGGTCGGCCAGGAAGGTGTCATCGGTCTGGATCTCCGCCACCACCTCGGCGATGGTGTCGTAGACACCGCCGGCACCAGGACCAGCGCCGAACATGTGCGTGACCGGAGAAGCGTAGGTGGCCCCGCCGTCGGTCGAGATCTCGATGAGGAGGGTCTCCCCATCGAGGTCCATGGGGAACTCATTGCCGCCGGTCTGAACCCGAGCGGGCACGCCACCGCCTGCCACGAAGTCCACGAGGGCGTTGAAGTTGGGGAAGCTCTGGACCTTCAGGTCGGTGATGGCCACGGGTTGATTCTCCTTGCTGAGGCGTCTACGTGGGAAGGACCACGGTCACGCTCTGGGTGTTGGGGGCGTGGACAGTCAGCTTGCCATCTCGGAAAACGATCTTCTCAGCGCGGACCCCAAGCGACTCGACCTCCTTGATGAGGGTCATCACGGTGCTGGCAAAACCAGGGCGGAACTTGTCGATACCAGCCATGGTCATACCTTTTTGGTTGATAACCCTCACAAGATCGTCATCGTCCGTGTCGAGCTTGCGCCCTCTGAACATGCGGACCATCACCTAGTAGCCCCCGTAGAAACCTGCGACCCACAGGTACTCGGAGTGAATGCCGCCACCCCAGCCGCCCTCAATGTTGAGGGCGATCTTGAGCTGCTTCTTCTTCTCCTCGTACGCGTTGGAGAACAGTTGGATCCACGACTGGATCAGCGGAGTCTTGTCGTGGAGCCCTGTGGTCTGGAGCCCGCCGTCCGAGAAGGACAGGTGGTTCCGGGTCATGAGAAGGCCGACGGACTGGAGCAGGTTGATGACCGTCCCCCGGAGCAGGATGCTCTTGGAGGGGAAGTTGCCCAACCCGTAGTAGGTCATCGGCGGCGTGGTGTTGAAGTCGTCGAGGGCGTCGACCACCGCCCAAGCGATCATCCGGTCGGAGTGCTCCTCCCCCGCGATGAGGCGGTTGAGAGCGGGGTAGTCCCGCATGAAGAGCCGCACCGTCCCGATGAACTGCTCGAGAGCGATGTTGTTCGACGGCACCGAGTACGCACCATCAGACATCGATCACCTCTTGCGGTTGGGGTCTTCGTCGAGCTTGCTCAGGTCTTCGCTGACCTTGGGAGCCGGCTTGTCCTTCTTGAGCACAGGAGGGGGAATGACAAGCCGGCGCTGCTTCTCCTCAGCGGTGAGCCGCTTGCTGGCACGGGTCTTGGCGGCCGTGTACCAGGACGGCAGAGCGCCGATGGCGATGAGACCCTCGTTAGCGAGAGAGCGAAGACGCTTGTTGACCAGATCCGCCGGGATCTTCATCGAGGCCCCGGGATCCAGCTTCTTGTTGTAGATGTCGACCTGAGCGGGCGAGTGCTTGCCACCCGGCGCGTCGGTGACGTTCGTGATCAAGACTACCATGCGGCTTCTCCTATCTGGAGGACCAGGCGCTGCCTCTCGGTTTCGTGAGGGCAGTACCCATAGAACCCCATGGCCAGGTTGCAGTTGTGACAGGACACCCGAAACCCGGTTGGCCAGCCGTTCTTTCTCAGCCAGTAGTGGATGTTACCGCAACGCTTGCCGGGACCCTTGCGAATCTCATGGCGATGTCGAGTTCCTCCACCCTCGATATGATCGATGGCGAGGAACTCTGGACGGTTCTCTCCACAGCAGAAGCAGACACCTCCATAGTGCTGCAAGGCTTGCAACCGAACACGCCGATCCCATTCCCGACGGTACGCCTTTCGGTACTCGGGTTGGTGGGAGGGTCTATCTTTGTAGGAGGCAACCACGGGTCACCTCCAGGTTCAGAACAGCTTCTTCTTGCCGCCGCTCTTCTTGGTCTCAGTGGTGGTAGCCTCGGACGCCTGAACCCGGGGAGCCGGGGTGACCGGAGCCGGAGGAGCGGGCGGGGGCGTGGCGACCGGAGGAGCGACCGGGGCAGGCGCGATGATCTCGACAGGAGCCGAAGCCTGCTGGGCAGCAGCAGCCTCAGCGCCGGCGGTAATCTCCGACAGGATCTGGGCGTCGACATCGGCCGCGATCTCCTGGGCCATCCGGGAGATGTTGGCCTCCATCTGCGCCTCTGGGCTGAGCACCGGAGGGAGCTCCTCCTTCTTGGGCGAGGGCAGGTCGCCGATCTTGGCGGCGAGCTCGGCACGGTAGGCGGACAGGCCCGGCGAGGGCTTCTCGGCGTAACCGCTCGGCGGGTAGTCCTCGTGCCTGTAGCCACGAGCCACCCACTCCTCGAAAATCGGCCCGTCCAGGCGGAGACCGTTGTCGTCGTAGGGGATGTTACCCGGAGGACGGTCGTAGACCGTCTCCGTAGTCACCTCGACCATGCCCTTCTTGACCCACTCGTCGATGAAAGGCTTGGCCCGCTCGTAGGCCTCGGGCGTGAGGTCGATGTAGCTGTTCAGGCGGATGCGCTGACCAGCGATCGAGGGCTCGAGCTCGAACCGAGACGCCAGACGGTGCAGGTGAGCCTTGGTCCTGTCGTTGGCGGTGTTCTTGATGCGGACGTAAGACGACATGCGGCCTCCTCCAGCCAGAAGAGTAACAGAAGAAAGGGGCGCCAGGGCTTGGTGTCCCGGGCGCCCCTACTTACGAGACGGTGTGGACCGCCTCACCGGGCGTCGCGCAGATCAGAACTGCGAGACGTCGGGGTACTTGAGGCCGCTGTCGACGCGGTTGTTCATCGCGCCGAGCTGGTCCTCGTCGACCGGCAGCTTGGCCTCGTAGCCGCTGTCCGTTGCGGTCGGGGTCACCGAGCCCGAGTAGAGCTCGAGCTTGCGGACGGCCGCGATGTTGATGACCGCCAGGGCGATGTCCATCCAGGACTGCCAGGTGATCATGTTGGCGATCTTGTCGATGTAGAACTTCGTGTTGTTGAGCACGTAGTTCTTGCCGAAGAACTCCGGCGCGGCGAAGCAGTACACGTTGCCGATGCGCAGGATGTCCGTCTTGATCGTACGGATCAGCTTGCGGCCCAGCAGGACGTTGTACTTGTAGCCGTCGACCATCATCTCCGACTGCATCTTGTCGCCGGCGTCGGACAGGGTCCACGCCAGAATGTCGTCGAAGTCCGGCTCGGTCATGATGAACCGCTCCGAGCGCAGGCGCTCGCCGTCCATCATCTTGAAGAGGTTGACCAGGTCGGGGCGCAGGATCGGGTGGACGACGAAGTCGTCGGTGCCGGCCTGGAGAGCGCCCTGGCCCTTGATGATCGACTTCTTCACGACCGACGTGTACGTCGACGTGTGCAGAGCCGTCGCCGAGCCGTTGGCCTCAGTCTGGAGGGCCTGGACGGCCGACTCGATGTGCCGCAGGAACTCCCGGTCCTTGATCTCCTGGAGATCCTTCACCGAGTTGTCCTCGATGATCTTGGTGACCGGCATCTCGTACGCGAGCAGCTCCTGCTCGTTCTTCTCGTACTTCTCGGACGAGATGGTGAAGAACGGCACCTCGGCGCGGGGCGCCCGGATGAACTTCGCCGTGGGCTGACCACGGAAGGTGAGCGACATCGCCCGGGACTCGGGCTCGATGTCGACGATCTTCACGAGGGTGTCGTGGTTGACCGACCGCTGGCAGTCGGTGCGGGTCACGCCCTCGGGCGGGAGGATCTTGTCGACGAAGCAGACCTCACGAAGGCGGTCGCGGATGTAAGACGACCCCATCTGGGCCATCTTCTCCTTGCCTTCGGAGCTGTCGAGCTTCGAGACGAAGACGTCGTTCAGG